ACCAGAGATGAAGTCAATGAGCTTAATACATCTTTAAATAATACCGATGATGATGCTGCTAAGATGGCTGAAACAATGGGTGATACAGTAAGTGGGGATGTTGATAAATTAACTAGTGCTTATGAGGGCTTTATATTGAGCTTAGATAGTGGTGAGGGTGCAATTAGTACAACAATTAGAAACATCTTACAATTTTCTGCTGAGTTTTTGCGATTAGCCACAATGGTTGGTAAAACAACAGAACAAATCAAACAGGATATGTTTGATGAAAAACTTCCTGAAAGATTAAAACAAATCAGAAAAGATGAAGAACAGTTTCAAAAAGAGAATTTAGAAAGAGTTAAAAACAGAAAAGATTTACAGAACGCTACTGATGAGCAAATACTTAATGCTCAAGTATTAATGCTAGAATCTGAAAAGAACCTTACTAAAATAAGTGTAGATAGAATTGAGAACTTAATAAAAGAAGGTAATTTAAGTGATGAACAACTGCAATTTCAAACAAACAAATTAACAATGCAGAAAGCTCAGTTAGACGTACAGCAACAGCTTTTAACTGACTTTAAAATAGAGCAGGGCTTACAAGAGGATTTAGAAGAGATTGAAAGACGCAAAAGGATTGAAAAAAATAAGCAGTTAAGATTAGAAAAAGAAGCTGCTGAAAAAGCAAAAGAGAGAGCAAAAGAAGAGAAAAAACAAGACAAGTTATTGATAGAGATACAACTAAGTCAATAGCTAATAAAGAAAAATTAGAACAGGAAGCACTTAACATAAAAAAGCTATCTACACTTCAAACAGAAAGAGATATAGAAGATGAAAAATTAAGGATAGCAAGAGAATCAGCTAAGAAGCAAGTAGATTTAAGTAAGGCTACTGATATAGCAAAAAAAAATGAAAGGCTAGCAATTGATGCTAAGTTTGATGCACAGGAAAATGCATTAAGAATACAAAGAGAAAAAGAGGATAAAAGAAAAAGAAACTGCTGACAGATTAGAATTAAGAGAACAGCAATTACAATTTGCACAAGAAACTGCTAATGCCTTAGTTGATGTTTCTAATAGAAGAGTTGAGAGGGAAAAAACTTTAGAACTGGCTGCTTTAGATTCAAGATTACAACAGGGTTTAATATCTCAAGAGCAATTTGAAAAGCAAAGGGAAGCGATAGAAAGAAAAGCTTTCCAAAAGCAAAAAAGATTAGAGTTAGCACAAATAGCTATTAGTTTAGCACGAGAAATAGCAAACATTGCAGCAAATTCAGCAGGTAACCCATTAAACGCATTTACTTTTGGTAGTGCAGGAGCTGCTCAAAATATTGCTTTAGCTGGTATCGCTACGGCTAGAAGTGCTGTACAAGCTGGGATAGTTGCTAGTCAAAGGTTTGCTGAGGGTGGTTATACTGGTTCTGGTTTTGGTTCTCCAGATAGCTCAGGATTTAAACAGGCTGGAGTAGTGCATGAAGGTGAATATGTAGTACCTAAGAATGTACTAGAATCTCAAAGAGGTAGTAGCTTAGTAGGTGCATTAGAGGCTATGCGTACAAGTAGACCTCAACCATTTAGTAACATAGGCTTGCTAATGGTGGTTTTGCTGGTGCTAGTGGAGTTGATATGTCTGAACTAGAAAACAGAATAACAAGAGCTGTTGCAAGTTCAATAGGTTCTATTCAGGTAGTTAATAATGCTACTGATACAATCACACAAGCTGCAAAAGTGAACAATATACAAAGTGAGGCTACATTTGGTTAAAATTATTATATTTAGATTATGTGGTTAACTAGTTTATTCGGTAAGGCAAAAAATATAAGCAGTGAATTATCAAGTTATCAAAAGAAATTAAAAAGGCTAAACATTTGTGAAGGTTGCAACGATAAAAGAGATAACTTTAAATTCTTATGGTTTGAGAAACCAGGTATATCACAATGCAGTATTTGTAAATGTGCTTTGATTGATAAAACAATATGGGAAGATGAACAATGTCCAAAAGGTAAATGGTAAATTTTGATGTCAATAAAAATATTGAGAACCTGGACCAAACAGAAAGGTTAAATATTAAAGAAGCTATTATTAAAACTCATGGTAAAATTTTCCCATGCTCAAAGAGCCTTGAATATTTATCAGACCTATTTAAAGAAAACGTAGAACCAAACTTTAAAATTTCATGTGGCAGGTGCAAAAGGAGAATAATAAACTTTTGGAAGCAGAGGCTAGAGAATTGGCAAATGTACTAAATGATACTTTGTTTAGTGTAGTTAATAAAGCTGATGATATTAAGCAAGCTACTGAATTATTATTAAGCACTGGTTTAATTAATCAAAAAGCTGTAAGGAATATGGCAGTGATAAATGATTACCATATAATGAGAAAAAATCCTCTAATGATGATGAAAGATATTTATTACAATCTATCTGTTAAGTATGATATTTCTGTTAATTTGGTTATAAAGATTGTTTTACAAAAGTAATTTTATATATTAGCTTTAACTTTATAAGTAAATGTTTTGTGATTATTAAGAGAGGGTTTTTAGGGTAGCCCTCTTTTTTTATGTAAAAAAATTATATATCAATTTTAAAACAATTGTTTATTGTTGTTTAATGAATTGGTATAATCTAAGTAATTCAATAAATAATAAGCTATCTATTTCGATAGATGAGGAAATAGGCTCTTTTGGTATTGATGCTAAAACCTTTATTGATGAGGTTAAGGCTTCAGGTTCTAAAGATATAGAGCTTACTGTAAATAGCGGTGGCGGTTCAGTTTTTGATGCCCTTGCTATTTATGACTTTCTAAAAAACTCTTCTTATAATGTATCTGTTAAAATTGAAGGTTTAGCCGCTAGTGCTGCTACAATCATTGCCCTTTCTGGTAGTGAGTTACCTGTTATGAGTGAAAACAGTTTCTTTATGATACATAATGCATGGATGCCAGTAGTATCTATGGAGGGTATGAATAGCGATGAGATTAGAGATTATAAAGAAGAGCTAGAGAAGCAAGCACAGTTGATGGATAAGATTAATCTTAAACTTGCTAAAATTTACGCTAATGCAACAGGTTTTGAATTATCTACTATTCAGGATATGATGAAAGCGGAAACATGGCTAACTGCTGAAGAAGCTAAAGAATATAATTTCATTGGTAGTATAGAAGGGGCTTTAGCAATTGCTGCTTATGCTTCACCAAAAGAGTTAGCCAAAAAAGGGTACAATGTGCCGTCTAATTATGTAAATCAATTAAATAACGTGAATATGTCTGAAAAAGAGGGTCTATTAGACCAACTAAAGGCTTATGTTTCTGAATTGTTAGCTCCAAAAGCTGAAGCGGTTGAAGAAACAACAGAAGAAACTCCAGAAGTTGAAGCTGTTGAAGAAACTACTGAAGAGGTTGAAGAGGTTAATGAAGAAGTAACTGAAGAGCCACAAGATGCAGTTGATGTTGAAGCCATTAAAGCAGAGCTTATGGATTCAATTAAAGCTGAACTAACCGCTAAGGATAGCGAGTTAGCAGAAATGAAAAAGGAACTGGATAAGGCAAAAGCATCAAGAGAGCCATTAGAGGCTAAAGAAGATGTGGTTAATCATGAAGCTAATGTTAAAGAGGTGGATGAATTAGGTGCTGCAATCCTTAATATTTTAAAATCTTCATATAAATAATTTAAAAAATGGCAAATTTTATTACACAATCAATTTCCTCTACCTATGCAGGTCAGGAATTTACAGAAATCCTATTTGCACCTCAAGAGGGTAGCTCGGATTTATCAGGAATTAGAATTATTCCAAACATTAAAGTTAAGGCTAATATGTACCTTAACTCATCTCTTACAAAAATTGTAAGAAAGTACACTACTTGTGGTTTTTCTGCTACTGGTGGAGTTACTTCAGTATCTGATAGAACTTTAGAAGTTTCTAAACTTAAGGTTAACCTTGAGGAGTGTGGAGATGCTTTTTACGGTACTATCTTTGAGGAATTCTACGGTTCAGGGACTGCAATTGATGACCTAACAGATACAGTTGTAGGTGAGGTTGCTAGAAAAAGAGTTGCTGAAGCTATCGCTGATGATAATGGAAGAATGGCATGGTTTGCTGCTTCTACTGCTGCTTCATCTGATTATAACCAGTTTGATGGTTTTGTACAGTTGTTTGTTGCTGGTTCTGCTGGTTTAGGTAAATATGTAGAAATGACTACTATTGCAAATGTTGAAGATACTAACGGTGATTTAGTCGCTGATGGTGCTTACACTTTGCTTAAGTCTGCTTACGAAAACCAAACTAAAGTACTTAGACAAATGCCAAACGCATCTAAGTCTTTTAGAGTTACTGCTACAATCGTAGATAACTTGATGACTACTTATGAGCAACTTGGAACTGGCAACGCTTTAGGGCTTCAGTTGTTACAAGATGGTCAGTCTTTGACTTTCAGAGGTATTCCTGTTGTAGAAGTTACGGGATGGGATACTCAGTTAGCTGATGCTGCTAACCCTAACTCTCAAACTTTAGGTATAGACATAGGAAAGAATTTACTAGTTTACACAGTAGATGATAACCTAGTAATAGGTACTGATGTTGCTGATGCTGGTTCTCAATTGAAATTTAGAAGTAATGATGATGATGATGAGTTGTTAAAGATTATTGCTAAGTATAAAATGGGTGCTCAGTTTGTATTTGGTGAGTTGATTTCTTTCTACTACTAAGAATTAAAGCCCCTCTTTATGGGGGGCATTTTTTAACTAATAAATTTTATAAAGATGTCAGAAATTTCAACAGATATTTTAATAAGTTGTAACGATGAGAACCGCAGAGGTGGTATCAAAAGAGTATTCGTTATCAACAAAGATGATGTAACTACGTTTACTGCTTCTACTGATAATCATTCTTACACAGCAGTTACTTTAAGTACTACTGATGATAAGTTTTTTGAGATTGAAGGAGAATTGGAAACAAAGTTATATTCTTCTGAAGGTTCACGTGAGAATGGTTCTATTTCTTATGAAACTTCTTTAGAGGTGTTCTCTCCAAAAATGGAGAAGGTAAAAGCCAAAGGAATTAACAGTTATGTTGAATCATGTGGTTTGATAGTAATTTTTGAAACTTACAACAAAGAAACTAATGATAATAAAGCTTTTGTTTTAGGTTATGATGAAATTATGGGTAAAGATGCATCAGTAGATGCTATTGCTAATGAAGTTCTAGAAGCTGAGTTGCAAGGGCAAAACGGATATACTGTAACTTTTGCTGGAAAGCAAGCACAGCTAGTAAGGGAGTTTGTAGGTTCCATCACTACAAACAGCTCCGGTACTGTTAGCTTAGGTTCATAAATTTAGTTTATGGTGGATAGTTGCAGGTGCAACAGTAGGGAGGGCTTTGTTAGGTTCTCCCTTTATTGCTTTTATAAATACACGATTTAATTTATTTTATTATATTTAGATATGAGCAAATTTATTATAGAGCCTAGTTTTATAGGTAAAAAATAATGGGTTCAGTAGGTATTATTAATCTTACTGATAAAACAAGCCAGAAAGACTTAAAAAAACTATACAATGCTGGATTCAAAGATGTTGTATCAATCGAAAAGGTAAAAGATGAGCCAAAAGAAGATAAGTAGTATAAAGGCTAGTACTGTTAAGACTGACCCTATATCTACTCCAATAGTTAAAAAAGAGAAAGAGCCTAATATTGATATTGAGCAAAAGTGGGTACCATTTTTTCAGGATTCAGATAATATTTATGTCAATGATTTAGCAAAGAGGGCCAGAAGGTCCAGTACTCATAGCAGTATTATAAATCAAAAAATTACATTTATAAAGGGTAAACAGTTTACTTTTAGATTGGATGGTGAGAATGTGGGTTATCAGGATTTACCTCAGGATTTTCAGGAATGGTGTAAGGAAGTCAACCCTGAAGGAGATAGTTTATATGATGTATTTAGCGACATTGTACAGTCTTATGTTATCACTGGTAATGCTTATGCACATGTTAAAAAAAGCGGTGATTACACTGCATTATATTGTGAGGATGCTACGACGGTAAGAAAAGGAAAAAGAAAAGATATAGCATATTTATCAAACTTTTGGCGAGATATAGAATTAAGTAATACTCCATCTGCACAATATCCTGTTAATGAGTTAAAATTTTATGATGGTACTCAAAGCAAAGAGTTTATAATTCATATAATGAGAAAGTATCCTGAGTTTAATTATTATGGATTACCTGATTATGTAGGTGCTTTAGACTGGATTGATATTGAGTACAGAATGAGTAAGTACAATATTGATAAGTTTGATAATGGATTTTTTCCTAGTGTATTAATACAAATGTTTGGTGAGGTTCCCGATGGGATGAACGCACAGCAATACGTTGAAAAGATAAAAGAGAAGTTTACAGGAGAAGCTAACAATGATAAATTTTTAGTAGAGCTATTAGACAGCCCAGAACAAGCAGCAAGTATCAAAGAGTTTGATAGAGAAAGAGATGGTGAATTTATGGAGCTATCTCAGCTATGTACAAAGGCCATTATTTCTGCTCATAGGATTACCCTAGTTTAGCTGGTATTGAAACAGCAGGAAAGCTGGGAAGTAACCAACAGATAAAAGATGAGTATGATAAGTTTATGAATAGCGTAGTTATACCAGATTTTCAAGAGCCATTACTAAAAGCATTAAATGGTATTATCAAGAGAGATACTAAATATGGTAACATTGAAATAGGTATTTTAAATGTTAGCCCTGTTGGGGATAGTGCTAAAGTTGATTTAAATGCTGTTATAACTATCAATGAAGCTCGTAAGATGCTAGGTTTGGAAATGTTAGAAGATAGTAGAGGTGAGCAGTTTGTTAATGAGAATGCTGTACAGAATATTGAAGAGGAGGATACTAACGATGAAATAGAAAAAGATGGCGTATAATACTGAAATGATGACTAGTACTGAGGTAAGTAGTCAAGCAATAAATGATAATTATTTTGATACTGCTTATTTTGATAAGTACATTTTAACTTCTCAAAGAAAGTATATAAAGCCTGTATTAGGAGTAAAGTATTATGATGAGCTTTTAACCCAAATTGCTGGAGCTAGTTTAACAGGTGATAACACTATTATCGTTAATCAATTCATAAAACCTATGTTAGCTCATTACGTAGTTTATGAGGTGTATTCTAAGATTCACACACAGCTTACCAATCAAGGTGCAATGGAGAATAATACAGAGCAGTCAAATCAGGCTAATAACTTTGAATATTCACAATCTAGGGATTTTTATATTAATAAAGCTGATTTCTGGAAAAAAGATATGATAGAGTATATTAAGGAAGCTAAAGATGATGATAGTACAAAATTTCCTTTATTCGATGATTGTGAAACTCCTGTTCAGGTAAATAAAAAGGCATTATATTTTATTAAGATATGGCGATATTACATAAGAATATAAATAACGAAGCTGATATACATAATCCTAAATGGTTCCAAAATGCTAATAATGGAGATTATGCGTTTAAGAATGAAAAAGGGCAGCTGGAGAGTACTGATGAATTGTTACTACCGGCAGCTTTAAATTTTGTTGATGGCAGCGTAGCTCCGCCTACTACTAATGCAGGTGATATTTATATATTATCTTCAGGAGGTAGTGTTAATGCAGGTTGGGGGGGTGTCAGTTTGCAAGATTGGGTAAGGTATGATGGTGCTGCATGGAATAGCATAACCCCTCAGAAGGGCAGTATGTGTTATGATAAAAATGCAGATGCTTTAAAAGTGTTTGATGGTTCTGCATGGGCTGGTTTAGGTTCTAGTTTCGGAAAGTTTGGTATCGCTGATAGTTCAGGTGCTTATACATATTATGATGATTTTCAAACAGCATTAAATGCTGCTTCCAGTGGTGATACAGTTGAGATGTTTACAAATGTAACGGTAAGCTCTACAAGTACATTAACATTAATTGATGGTGTTAATATTAATATGAACGGATATAAATATGAAAATACAGGTTCTACTAATGTTAATATGGTTACTTTACCTAGCAGTGCTACTGTAACAATTTATAACGGTTATTTTAAAAGAAGCGGAGGTACAAATGGAGTAACAACAAATCTTACTTTAGATGCTTACCCCTCCACAAACAGCAAGTTATATTTAAGAGGTGTTACTTTTGAAAATACTATAAGTACCTGCTTATACATAAAAGGAGCTTTAGTAGAGGGTGGTACATTTATAGGAAATGGAGCTACTTATAGCAGTTTAACAGATGGCCCATCTACTAGAATGATTGGAACTACATTTATAGGTACTAGTAGCGGTCATGTAGGAATAAATAGCACTACTTTAATTAACTGCACATCTTATGCTAATAGTGGAATGGCTTTTTATGTAGGTGCAGGTACTTTAATGAATTGCGTAGGTGAGAGCATTAGCGGTATAGGAATAAGAGCATCAACAGGTAGTAATATATTGACTAATTGCACAGGTGCCAGCGCTTCAAATTATGGTATGAGGATAGGAGGGAATACCAGCTCAACTTTTACTAAGGCAAAAGGTTGTACAGGGTTTTCATCAACTAATTACGGAATGTATATAGAAACTTTTTCTGAGGTTAGGAACTGTGCTGCTCATAGTGGTACTTTATCGGGTGGTTACATTAAAGCAGGTATTGTAGGTACTACGCACAATAAGCCTAGAGTTTACTCAAGTACTTTCTCAAGTGAGGGAGCTAGTGGAGCAAATGCTGAAGCTTCTGTTCAGATATTTAATTGTGATTTTATCAGTAAATATGACAATGCTAATGGTCATGGCTTAACAACTTTAAATGTAACAGGAAGCTCTGACCCAACTATTTTAAGCGGTTGTACTTTCCAGGTTGAAAATGCTTCAGCTAATGGCTTTAAAAACACTTTAGCAGGTTATGAAACAAAGATAGCAGCGTGTAAATTTCATGGAATGACAACAAGCATAAACGATGTTAATTCAAATCAGATGAGTAATACTCCTGATACTTACAATAATATATTAATTTAAAAAAATGGCAAATACTTTAAAACAGGGGATTATTCAAACAGAATTTTTTCAATACCTCCTAGAGTGGTTATACAATACAATAATGATGATGATGGAAGTAAACAGATACTAATAGATTATGATGATTTAGATGATTCTGATAAAGCTGCTTTTGATTCTTTTAAGCAACTTTGTGTTGATAAAATGGTTTAAATATTTTAGTTTTTAATTACAAATTTTAAAAGTAATTTTAAATTGATATATTTATAAAATGATTAATTTGTATCATAACCGCCTAAAATTAAGATTTTTAACCAGAAATATTTTTATTTAAGGCATGGATTTATTAACCGTCGAGAATTTATTACAATTTATAGCTTTGTTTATTGGGCTTTTGTCTGCTTTCATTAGATTTAATAACAAAACCGAAAAAATACGCTATTAATTGTGCAGTTAGAGAAAGATGTTCAAGCTATCAAAGAGGAGGTAAAAGATAATTATACCAAGCTTGAAAATAAGATAAGTGAAGTTGAGGATGATATTAAATGTATTGCGGCTGATATAGGCGAAATAAAAGGATATTTGAAGCAGCTTAACAAAAGTTTATGAAACTTAGTAACAGTTTTACATTAGCAGAAATGCTTAAATCCAATACCGCTTCCAGGTTAGGTATTGAAGAACAATATTCTCCATCAAAAAAAATAATTGATAATCTTACTAAACTTTGTAAAAACGTATTACAGCCCATTAGAGATAGTTTAGAAATGCCTGTTAGAGTTACTAGTGGGTATAGATGTGAAAAGCTTAATAAATACATTGGAGGTAGTTCNAGGAGCCAGCACGTTAAAGGAGAAGCTGCTGATATTGAGTTGTGGATTAGAGGAAGAGGAAAAAAATGCTATATTATTAGATAAGGTTATTAGTTTATCTTTTAATGGTGTCATTAAGTTTGACCAGTTAATAATTGAATACCCTGATGTTAATGGAGTTCCTAGATGGCTACATATTTCATATAGTGAAAATAACAGAAGAGAAATATTAATAGCTGAAAAGGTAAAAGGTAAAACAATTTATAAAAAGNCAAATAGATGAAAAAGTTATTAGGTATTGCAAAAGGATTTTTCTTACAGCCTGAAACGGTTAAGAATGCTGTTGATGGTATTGAAAAGATTGGAAAAGTAAGAGTTAACAAAAAGCGAGTAGCATTGGCTGTTACTATTGTATTGGCTATCTTAGTACTTGCTGGTGCTATTAGTGAGGAAACATTTATAGAACTGTTTAAAGATATTAATTAGGATTTTCCAGCCCTTTCTGGGCTAATTGTTTATTTGTTTGTTAAGAGGGGAGTTGTTA